AACTCTTGATTTGACTGAACACCTTCTAAGTTTTTAGCTGGAAATTTAATTTTAAATAATGCGTCAGATGTAAGAAGATAAGAAAGTGAAGTAAAATTAAAACCCAAATTATTCTCAAAGAAAACATAATTTGGTGATCTTTTTTGATCCACTGCTCTTTTGGCACACCACTCTAAGGCATCAAGAGGCTTCAGATTCGGTATAACTAAATCACGGATGCCCGTCGTGTCTTGAAAGACACCGTTCAATTTATGTTCGGGAGTCTTTAAGTAATTGACTAATATTTTCTTAACAACATCGCTATAAGTTGTTTTGTAAGATTGGTTTATTTTTTGTTGTTCGGAAAAAATAAACTCGTCTGAAACAAACTCTAAAGTATAAGCCTCTGCATTTTGCTGTAGTGCTGCACGATTTGTTTGACGATATATTCTAAATGCTTTTTTTAATCTAAAAGAATCTGAGTCTGAATCTTTACCAATATTCACCAAAAGAACTTCTGAGCCATCAAACAATAATTTAGAAGAAAGACCAATTGAGTCAATAATAACAATCGCACCTGTCATTACGGGTGACAATAGAGAATCAAAAATGTTCAGTTCTTGAAATAGTTTAGATATGTCTAACTTGCCAGTTTTGGTTACAATGGCAAGTTCATTAAGACTAAACTTTGACGGTGTTTCTGGTAAATTAACAGTTGACATTTTTATTCTTTAGAATTAATCACTCGTTTAAACTCATCAAGTAAACCAGATTGAGAAACAATTTCTGAACGTAACAATTTAATTCTTCTCTTTGATTCATTTAAATTTGTTTCATATTCATAGAAAGTTTCTGTTCCTTTGCTAACTGTTTCTGTTATTTTTGTTCCACTTTGAAGTGTTATCATAGAAGTAGATGTGATTACATTTGCATACGAATTTGCATCAACTTCTATTTTTTCTTCTATGGTATTTCTTGTGGCATTGTTTGTGACTCTTGTAACTATTTTATAATAAGATTTTACGTTTGATTGTGACCAGGCAATTCCAGTTTGTGGAGTTACGTTGGCAGACCCATTTGCCGAATATTTTTCGTTGATATATTTTATAATTGTTCTTTGATCTAGCGGCCAGTCATATTGTGGATCAATAATATCGTTAAACATTAAAACTACCCAATGTCTTTCAGGTGAACCATAATATTTGTTTGCAATTGTCTCAGGTGTATCACCATCTTGAATATCATAGGGATAAAAAATGTTTGAGTTTTGTTTTAGTTCATTTTCAAAACCAAATCGTGCAATAATGTTTGTTATAAAATCAGCATTCGTTGGCTTATTTGACAACGAGTATAAAGTCTTTGGAAAAAAATTAAAATACTTTGCCATAAATTATTACTTTATAAATCTGTTATAAGTTTCTTGTAGTCTAGAACCGACAGACTCAGAGGCTTTATAACCCCCATCTTTTCGAACCATACTTGCTTTAGTAAGAATAACTGTTTCTTTAAACTCAAGTGTCAATTGAATTGCAGTCGGCATACCTGTGCGACCTAAACGGGGATCGTTTTCACCAAACATTTCATATGCTGACCAACCATTGGGTGCATAATTGACAGAAATATTTGTCAGCACACAACGACCAATACCAGGTAAGTTTGGATTGGGACGACCACCATAATAAAATCCAAGTTCAAATTCTGAAGGCGGTATCAAAAGCAAACCACCAGATCCACCATCAATTTCTGGCGCTTGATGAAATCTTAGACGCTCTAAAATATTTTGAACCTCCAATGCTTCTCTTTCATCACGTGGATAAAACATAAACTCAAAAGTAAATTGTCTAAACGATGGTGAAGAATAAAGCAGTTCAAGCATTGGGTTATTGACACCACCAAGTGCCAAAAATGCGGCTGCTTTGGCTGTATTTTGACCGATGCCTGGGATTTTACCAGCGCCGCTTCCTGCAAGTTCAAATGCTTTTTGTATAGCAGCGGTGGCAGCAGGGCCTTTGATTCCTTTTTCAGCAGCAGATTTTATATCTAAGCCTTTGCTCATATCTTCTAATACAGACTTGCCCGCCACTGCTATTTTGCCACCCAATTCATCTCCCAATGCAGCCTCAGAATAAGATTGTGCAAAAGTATACTGCAACGTATCTGGCATATACAGAACAATTGTTTCATTTGTTTGTTCGGTTGTTTTGATTAAAGACTGGTTTTCAATATCTTTTACATTGTCAATATACGTGTTCTGATCAACATCCACTGCTGCTCTTTGTTTTACGGGACCACCAAAATTGGTTGCAATACTTTTACCAAACAAAGTTTTACCGCTTGTAAGGCTGTTTATTGCATTATCAATTGCACCGTTAATTTTTGAGGCAAAAGATGTACTTTGTTGTCCTGGAGTTGATGGTTTAAAGTCTCCAATTTTATTGATATTGTTTTGCTGTACACCTTGATATTGTGAATTTTTTTGTTTGAAAACATTGATAAGCATATAATGTGCTTTATCATAGTTACCAATGTCTATAGGATATCTGAATGTGTTAGTTGTATCACCTTTGTACAGGGCTGCTAAAGGTCCGTTTCTATTATCTTCTTTTGATATGGTGATGTCTGATAGACCGAAAAATGCCATGTGAGAGATTCCTGTTCGTTGACTAGATAGTATTTATGTCAAATAAAGGAAGGTTTAAACCGAAAAACCCGCAGAAATACAAGGGTGATGCAAATAACATCATCTACAGGTCAACGTGGGAGATAAAGGTGATGAATTATTTAGATGAGAATTCGAACGTCATTTGGTGGGGTTCGGAAGAGTTACCTATACCCTATTACAGTCCAGTTGACAAAAAGAAACATCGATACTTCCCAGACTTCATAGCAAAGATGCGTAAGACTGACGGTACAGTTATGACTTACATTATAGAAGTCAAACCAGAGAAACAAACACAACCACCCACACAGAAACGAAAGACTAAGACCTTTCTGCAAGAAGCAATTACTTACGAAATCAACAAAGCCAAATGGCACGCCGCTACTGAATTTTGCAAAGACCACGGTTGGCAATTTCTAATTTTGACTGAAAAGCACCTTGGTATAAGATAAATATTCGATGGCGAAACGACTTATTGATAGAATCAAGGAATCCCTTGCAAAATCAGGATATGCACCACGGTCACGTGAAGCACGTGCCTGGTTAAGATCCAAAGTTCCTTCACTCAGACCCACTAAGGGTGATCTGATGCGTGATCGTGAACGATTAAAGAACCAGTCTATCATTGGTCGTATGTACTTTTATTATTATGATCCAAAGACGAAAGATTCGTTGCCATATTACGACAGGTTCCCATTGGTTATTCCAATAGAACGATACTCAGACGGCTTTTTAGGGTTGAATCTACATTACATTCACCCAAAGCGACGAATCATTCTTCTTGATAAGTTGAGTACAATTTTAACAGATAGTCGCTATGATGAAGGTACTAGATTTAGAATCAGTTATGATTTTCTAAAACGAGCATCTAAAATTTATGAAGCAACGCCATGTATCAAACGATATCTGTCTGGTCATGTGCAATCTCGTTTTCTTGAAATAACCGCAGATGAGTGGGATATTGCCGTCATGTTACCAGTAGAATCATTTGCAAAAGCAACGGCCAGCAAAGTCTGGTCAGACTCAGAGGATAAATTTTAATGTCGTTTTCACCCAATCTATTTCTGTCGAACATTAAAGGCAAAGGTGGACTTGCACGTCCTTGTCGATACGAAGTTATCATACCTATTCCCGCATACATCGGACAATCAATAGGAAATTCATTTTTGGAAAAATTGTTTAATTTTCCAAACTCAATCTTTAGTGATGTCTCTGATGTTATTAACAAAGCACTAGGCACGCAAAACGAAGGCACAAGATCATCAAATCCTTCTGTGACCAGATATTTGGCATTACAGTGTGAATCGGCAGAAATACCAGGCAGAACACTTGAAACTGCCGATGCAAGAATATATGGACCTTCTTTTAAAGTGCCATATCGTATGCAATACGCAGACACAAGTTTAACATTCTTATGTACAAATGAATTCTATGAAAGAAAATTGTTTGAACGCTGGATGGATGCGATTATACCACCAGACACAAACAATCCAAGATTTCCTAAAAGTGATGCGACAAGATATCTTACAAATATAAGAATTGTTCAATATGATGACTTTGTTCGTCAAATTTACGCAGTCGAACTGATTGACGCTTTTCCAATTGGTGTTGCACCACAACCTTTAAGTTGGGCTGAAGAGGGATTTCATCGTCTTTCAGTTTCATTTTCATATCAAAAATATCGTACAATATTTGAAGGTCAATATGATATTGGTCAAACTTTGACTTCACTTGGAGGCACAGCAGCCTCAAGGATTTTTTCATTCTAATTGAGAGGAAATTATGTTACCAAAACTTGATGTACCAATTTATACAATTAAATTAATTTCGACAGGACAAGAAGTTCGCATTCGCCCATTTCTTGTAAAAGAACAAAAATTATTTTTAATGGCAGCAGAATCAGAGGATGCCAAAGATGTAATCACAACGATTCGTAGAGTTTTAAAAAACTGTGTATTGGATGACATTGATATCGATTCTTTACCAACATTTGATTTGGAATATTTGTTCATGCACCTTCGTGCAAGATCAGTAGAAGAAGTTGTTGATCTAAAATACAAATGCAACAATGTCGTAAAAAATGATAAAGGTGAAGATGTCACATGTAATGGTTCAGTAGATTTTAAATTGAATCTGTTAGAGATTGAACCAACGCTTCATGCTGACCATAACAATAAGTTTATGCTCAATGAAAGAATTGGTATTTGTTTAAAGTATCCAACTTTCGAAATGGTACAAAAATATGAGAGCATGAACGAAAATGAAATTCTGGTAAATGTCTTGATTGACTGTATTGAGTATCTTTATGATGATGAACAGGTTTATTATGCCAAAGATTCAAGCCATGAAGAGTTGGTTGAGTTTGTAGATTCAATGTCGCAGAAAGACTTAGAAAAAATCAAACTATTCTTTGACACAATGCCAGAACTGAAAAAAGATGTACACTTCAAATGCGGCAAATGTAACTATGAAGAAGACATTGAAATTAAAGGGCTACAAAATTTTTTCGCCTAATTTTTCGTTATGACACACTGAGTAATTATTATCAGACAAACTTTGCTTTGATGCAGCATCACAAATATAGTTTGACTGAACTTGAAGAAATGTTACCTTGGGAAAGAACCATTTACTTGGGTCTTTTAATGCAGTATTTGGAAGAAGAAAAAGAACGCATCAACGCACAAAAACAGGCAAGACGATAAATGGCAAAAAAGAAAGAAGAAACAAAAAGAAGTCTTTTGTCTTCTATTTTTGGTAAAAAAGAAAAGAAAAAAGAAACATCACCTACAAAAGAAGGTGTTGAACAAAAAGCAGAAGAACCAACGATAGGTTCTAATGTACTTCCTTTTCTTGATTTAATTGCTAAACAATCTCTTGCTTTTCCTGGTATAGCAAGAGATGTTAATGTGCTTCGTCAAAACATCGCTAAACTTGTGAAGATCAAAGGTGAAACGGCTGCAACTAAAGCAGACAAGTTTTTCAAAACTGAAGATCAGCGTGAAGCAGAATTAGAAGCAGCAAGAGCAAAAAGCAAAGCAGCGACACCAGCAACAGAAAAAAGTAGCAAAGAAGCAGCACCAAAAGAAGACAGTGGTGGCATTGGTGGTCTGTTAAGTATGCTCAATCCAGTGAAACTAATTGGTGGTTTGATTACAGCAATCGTTGGTGGTTTTGCTTCATTGTTTAGTGGTGGTTCAATACTTGCACTATTGAGTAAGATATTTGTGCCAGCAATGTTGATTGGTGCCTTAATCAACGGTGTGCTTGACGGCATTAAAATATGGAAAGAAAGCGGCAGCATTGTAGATACGCTCGTTGCTGCACTTGGTGGGTTCTTAAAGTTTATTACATTTGGTTTGTTCGGAGAAAAAGAACTTCGTCAAGGCATGGACTCTGCGTTAAAGTTCATGATGCCTTTGTTACTTGGTATCACCGAAATTTTTGATAAAGTTGTTGGTTGGATGAAAAACAATATTGGTTTTCCCGGCATGACAATACCACTATCAAAAGCAAATGCTTTAATTCCTAAATGGGCACAAGAACAAGGTCTAAAGTTAGAAGATTATAAAATACCGGCTTATTATCCATTCAAAAAAGATACGGGTAGTACAAAAGAAGAAAAGTACGAATCATCTGCAACAAAGTCTTTAAAAGAGATGAGTACCAAACTTGATACTGGTGAAGGTGTATTTTATGATAAAGGTGCAAAAGAAAGATTAGAAGACAAGCCAAAAGAAAAAGAAAAGCAAGAAAAACAAAAAGCATCTCAACAAGCACTTGAAGAAACAGTTAGCAAATCACCTACACCAGACCCATATAGTCCTCTCAATGCAGAAAAAAGTCAGGATGCTGCAAAAGGTTTTCTGAGTTCTAAAGTTGGTGTCAATGTTGACCCATCATCATCAACTGGATACACAGATCAAGCCACAGGTAAAGCAATAACTGAAGAAGAAGTTCGCCGTAAAATTGTTGCCGTTGGTGGTGAACCAACCAAGATTCTACAAATGGCAAAAGGTGCAAGCACGACACCGGCTCCAGCACCAGCGGCTCCTGCAACTGGTGGTATTGATGCGGGTGGTGCATCCGCAACTGGAGGTGGTGTAGTAAGCGCAGGCGGTGCTGCACCTTCATCGCCAATGCCAACACCAGCAATGTCTGCACCTTCTGGTTCAGCAATATCGTCAGATTCGGCAATGGTCGCAGAGGGGCAAAGAATGGATGCGGCTGCTGATGCGGGAACAATAGTCAATGCTCCAGTAACAAGCACAACATCAGGTCAACAAGCACCGTCTTCCGAAAGTGTTGCCGATCCATACAATTCAAGTTTCATGAAAAACTATCTAGCGGCGTAATATGCTATCCGAAAAACTTGGATTGACTATCAGTAGAAAAGTTTTAAACAAAACCTCTACAAAACGAACTTCACCCACAGTCAAAAAACTCCAAAAAACTTCTTTGAATTTTATGGCAGTCTCACGAATTGCCAGAGACTTGAACATCATTCGTCAGAACATTATTAAACTTGTAGAGATTTATGGTGGCAAGGCATCAGAAAAAGAAGATATGCACTTCTTGAA